CATTGATGCAAGAGTCAATATGTGGTTAGGACAATTACGTGATTCATCAACGAAAAATGGTGAATGTGGTTCTCCCCTCATTATAAACAGTTCTTACGGTTATAGTATTGTTGGTTTACATTGTCTAGCCGGCAATTTTGATAAGACTATTTTGGCTACAGAGATCGATGGAGCGTTTGTTACTGAAATTTACAATAGTTTGAAAAACTTCAATGTTCAATCAGGGAATTTATCTTCGATATCATCTGTTAACGTTAAACGCGAAGTCGGAGATTTGCACAAGAAGTCCGTCTTTCGTTTTATTGATGATGGTTGTGTTAATGTCTATGGTTCATTTACTGATTTTCGTGGTAAATCTAAATCAAATGTTGAAAATTCACCAATGAGTACGTTCCTTATTGATAAGGGCTATGAAATTAAGTTTTGTAAACCTGAAATGAAGTCATGGGTTCCGTGGCATATTGCTGCGAAAGATTTAGTTAAACCTATATCTGAGCTCGATACGGGAATTCTCAATCATTGTGTTGAAGGATACATCAGCGATGTTTGCAATAATCTTGAAAGTATAGATAATGTTAAAGACATGTTGATGGTTCTAGATGATTTCACAACGATCAACGGGGCTCAAGTTGCCTACATTGATAAGATGAAGCGAAATACTAGTGCGGGTAATCCATGGAAGAAATCAAAGAAGTATTTCTTACGTAGTATACCGCCTAATCATGGCATGCAGGATCCTGTTGAAGTAGATGAAGAAATTGGTGATAGGATGGACGATATATTAGAATGTTATCGTCAAAACCAACAGTTTCATCCAAACTTCTGTGCTCATTTGAAGGATGAACCAGTTTCTTTCAAAAAAGCAAAGGTCGGCAAAACTCGTGTTTTCACGGGTGCAACCATGGATTGGTCTCTTATCGTCAGGAAATACTTGCTTTCATTTGCGCGTTTGCTTCAAAATGAGCGGTTTGCTTTTGAGGCTGCTCCAGGCACTATAGCACAGTCCCTGGAATGGCATGAACTTTACGAGTATATTGTCAAGAACGGTACTGACCGTATAGTGGCTGGTGATTATAAGGCTTTTGACAAACGTATGAGTCCTAAGGAAATCTTGGCGGCATTTGACATAATAATATACTTTTGTCAATTGTCTGGTAATTATTCTGAGGAGGATATACAAATTGTTAGGTGTATTGCCGAAGATACTGCCTTTGCCTTAGTTGATTTCAATGGGGATTTAGTACAATTCTATGGTTCTAATCCATCTGGCAATCCTTTGACAGTCG